TAAAATTTTTTCCGCCCCTAATATATTCATATAAATTATCAGTTCCTTCTAAACTTACTGTCCATTTAGTATGTCCGTACTGTTTTGCCAGTTCATGAACTTCTTCATCTACTATTGTACCATTAGTGGTCCAATCAAGTGTTACGTGTTTTGCCACTCCGAGGTCAATAAATTTTTTTAGTATAGTTTTGTTTGCAGGTTCCATGTAAGGTTCTCCACCTTTGATACTAAGATAACGTAAGTTCTTAAACGGTGTTGGATCCTCAAACAGTCTTTCAATAATTTGTTCACTCTTGTTTGTGTAACCAAATTCTGGATTGTCAACTGGACGTTGAAAATCCTTATTCATTTTGGCAAGTTTTAATTCATCTTTAACCCAAGCACTAGAACTAATACCATTACACATACGACACTTTAGATTACATATATTGCTCATATTAAATTCCAAAAACATGATGTCGTTAAAGGTTTTGGTGTATGAATAATTGGTATTTTCCAACATTGGATTCAAAATATCTTTAAAGAATTTACGTCTGCTATGACCCACAGAGGCTTCTTTTAAAGCACATGATTCGCACTCGGGCGGTAAGTGGCCCTGTATGAAAGATTCACGTGTGTGTGACGCTGTAATGCTGTTTAACACGGTGTTTAAAGGCGATTCTAGCACGTTACCATAACGTTTTCTATACACTCCGTCGGGTACTATGTCACCATTAAAACGTACCAAAATACTATGCCATGGTGCTAAACATTTTATCATGCTACTGTCTCTTTCCTTAGATAGATATCGCTCAAACATCCACAAAGTTTCTTATTACAGATTACTGTATTTTGGGGTAATATAAAGTCTTCCAATGTTCCAATCAATCCACCTTGCATACATTCTGCTCTATATATCTTACCCCATTCTATGTAAATCATATCAAGTCCTGCCCAACACTTCCAACCTTTGTGTTTGTTTAATCCTTCTACAATTAATTCGTTTGCATCAATCTTTCTTTCATTGTAAAAGATATCTCCTCTATGCAAATGGCTATCATCTAGTTTTCTAAAGTAAGGCCACTTATTAATAATTTCTTTTTGTTCTTCTGTGTAAACACTTACTTCATTTGTAATATTTTCACCACTTGTCTTATCTAAAATTACTTTAGGCCATATTGCTAATCTATCAGTGTTATCATACAATGTAGAAGCAACTTTTTGTGCATCTTTGAAACCTTGAATATCATTAGGCATCATTAAATTTACTGCAATTTCCATTTTTGTATTATTTGCAATGTCTATAAATTTTTGCACATCAGCATAAGCGTGATGATAACTTATTATCATTCCGTCAGTGTAAGGATCTATCTTTTTATAATAGTCTACACTCTGACTTCCGTTGGTAATGAAACTAAATGTATGGCCTTCTTCCTTAACAAGTTTAGCCATATCAATAAAACGTTTCCAGAAAGTAGGTTCTCCTCCTGTTATCCTGTAACAAATTTCTTTATCTTTTATTTTAAGACTTCTAATAAAGTTTTCAACAACTTCCCATTTAGGTTGTCCACTAGAACCGTTATGCAAAAAGTCTGGACAATAAGTGCAACGGTAATTACACTTATTTGATAACGCCCAACTGACTAAGAACCAATTTTCTTTGTCAGGATTTGCATAACTTATCTTCATTAGTTCATCGAGTTGTTTATAATTAGATCATGCACCCTATCATTTACTTTACAGGTTAATATCAATGCATATAGTCCATCACTAAAACTAAACACACTATGATCTTTTTGAAAATTTACAAAATATAGATAACCAGGATCTGGATACATTGGTTTACCATCTAGCATATGAACAAAATTCTCTGGTTTACATTTTCCAAACACAAGAAGTAGACGCATCCACTCAGGTCCTACTCCAGGAAAGTCTCTGTGTGGTGGAAAGAATCCACCTTGATCAACTCTTAATAAATGCACTCTGCCTATATCAGGGGCAAAAGCATCAACAAGTTTTGCTAGTTCAGGTATTTTGTTATAAACTTCTGTTGGAGTTGTAAAATTTTCTTCTTTCATCTCAACATCATGGTATTTTTGCATATAACCAAAACTATTCAAATGATAATTGTCCATTACATCGCCACTATGACTTGTAATAGGCAATCCCCAACGGTTATTATTAGCGTCTTTCTTTACATTATACGGACACCAGTTGTCTTTAAACTGTTCTAACTGCTCAAGAACCTCATGTTCGTTAATTTTCCATTTAAGTTTAATGGTATCACCCATATTGCACAGGGTATTCCATATTAAAGCACGTTCAGTTTTATTCATTTATTAATTCTCCTAATTCTTTAAAGGTTTTTGTGTAATCTGTGTCTCTCCTTTTATCAGTTACAGTTAAGTATTCACGTAAAGCAGGAAGTTTGTTACTCCAATCTTCTTGCATCATATATTTAATGAGTCCTTTCCAACGTATTGCTCCATAAGGATTTTGGTTGAACTCTAAATTAAATTTTTGTCTGTCTATAAAAGTTTCTAACTTATCTTTTACCCATAGTTTAGCACTATTAGGTAGGACTCTTATATTCAAGTACGAAGGTAGATAAACTAAATGCGTTCCTATTACTCCGCCGCCAAATGGTGTTGGATTAATTTTACTAAATTGTTGATCCATTTTCCATTCTGCTAGTTCATCTATGTAACCTACGTTTAATAATTGTACTGCACAGGCTACATTAATGATTATATTATCCTTTGTTTCCTTGTCTAGTCTTTTTAAATTCTTTTCAACGTCCGACCACTTGCTTGGGTAACGTATATAATCATTACGTTCTGCATAAGCATCAATACTAAAGTTAAATCTTACTTCTTTGAAATGATCCCATAGTTTAAAAAGTTTATCTGGAAGTTCTAATCCGTTTGAATTGTAACGTAAGTTTACTTGTCTTGCTAATCCTTCTTCAACTAAAAACTCTAAAATTTTATAATGCTCTGGAATCAACAAAGGCTCACCACCTGCAAAATATAATTCTTGTATATGCTTTGCCTGATCCTTCATTGACTCTATGAACGATCCTTTTTTGTACCAACTGTAATCATATTGATCATTCCAACCTTGATCCTTAACAAGATCCTCATTTTTGTATTGAGGATATTGTAGTTTCCATTCTTTTATCCAACTTGAACTATCATGTGGACTACACATAACACATTTAAGTTGACATAGGTTTCCTAAACGCAAATCAAAGTAAGGAATATTTACAGGAGCAGTACCATCTGCTTTAGTTTGCTTAACTAATTTTTGTAAGTCTAAACGTTGAGCCCATTCTGTAGTTTCCCATTGGCGTTTACTTCTAATACCTTTTGCTTCTTCGTTAAAACATTTTGTACAACTAGTAGGTATTTCACCTGCAATCATTTGTAATCTTGTTCTACGCATATGGCTACTGTTAAACACTTCTTCTATTGTATGGTCACGTAGATTCATTGCCACGCCATCTTCCTTGACAAGTCCTGCTTCTTTCTCATCTGTTTTTCCTGCGCCACTGGCATTAGCAGTGCAACATACTCTAACATCTCCGTTAGGCCGCGTTGCTAAATGTATCCAAGGTAGTGGGCAAAATGTTTTACTCATTGTCTTTCCTAAATATAAATTTTATGTTACAGTAACCACATACTGCTTCACCATTTTTTAAAGTATAATAAACTTTAGGATGGTCATCATTCTCGCCTGTGCAAGATATGTGGTCTTCTTTTACATAAACTACTTTCATCTTTTCCTTCCGCAAATTAAAAACCTTTTGTATTTTGGTAATTCTAATTCTTCTTCCAAGTCTACTTTCAGTTTTGACTTGCGTTTAAATTCTCCTAGATCGCTCATACAATTTACGTGTTCTTCATGTTCTTTAAAGTTATTGCTTTGTAAAACAACGTACACATCATTTGGTATGTTAGATAACCAGGTATTGTATTGTTCCTGTGTTATGTGTTCACAACTAGTATTAATTACCATGTAAGTATCGTTATCAGGCTTATGTGTACACATATCCTCGGTTACTGCTGTAAATCTTCCTTCCATCTCATAACGTTTATTCATAGTGGTTGCGATGTCTTTGCACTTAGGATCAATATCAACACTAGTAATATGTTTTATACCTAATGAACTATTAAACAACATTGTTGATAATACTCCATACCAACCTCCATACACCACTATCTTTGCATTCTTAACATTACAATGATGTGCAACTTGCTCTATCAACCAAGACTTGCTGTTCAACTGGCCTCCCCAGAAACATTCTAATACCCTATCTCTATCATCACTGTTTCTAATGCCGTCGGCCCAAAACTTAATATCTTGTATATCAATCTTCATTAAAATCCTATCCTGATTCCTATGTTATGATTATCCCTTACAACATCATAATTATAAACAATATTATACGTGTGCCAGACACTTCTATATTTCTGTGGTATCATCTTTGTTGCTTCATAATGAGCAAAGCCTCTAATAATAAAATACGTAATAACTTGCAATTCATTTGGATGTTTTCCTAGTATAGGATTCTTTTCATAGTAATCATCGTTATTTGCTATTTCTAAAGTTTGCAACATATCTATTGTTTGTAACATATTAAAAGCAATAATACCTTTTTTATCTGTTTCTGTCAATGGTTCTTTGTAATACTTTGATAGTTCTATTGCGTTTGCATCTTTGTATGTTATAATCACTA